TTGAGGCCTTATAGTATCTCCTAAATAAATATTTAAGAATCCAAATTTTTCCTTTGTATTCTTAATAATCGGGTCCAACATAGGGCCCAAGAATAAAGTTGTTCTAGTCCTTTCTGGTTTTTGAAAAGATGTCAAGTTGAATGCACCCTTTTTCAGCATAGTTTTCATATTCAGATTTTGTCATTTCCCAAGCATCATTATCTCTGTGCCATTTTACTTCTGCTATAAGCTCTGTAATAGATTTAACAGGATATAAAGAATACCTAAGTGTGCCTCCTACATATAAAGATTTATACACATCATCTTCTGATATCTCAAAAACTAATGGTCTGTTGTTGCAATCCATTTCTGCTACAATAAATTTAAAATTCTCTATTGTATAGTCTTTTAAGGTGTCTTGAGTAAGAAGCCATGTTTTCAATCCTTGCATATAAAATGCAGCTTGTCTGTAATACATAAACTGAACACAGCTTTTAGGAAATTCAAATACAGACTTTCCTGTAGTTTTGATATCAGTTGGCTTTATAGTCTTAGTAGAGTGATCTACAATAACTCTATCTAAATAACCTTTACAGTCAATACCTTCAAATTCAAAGAATAGCTCCATTTGGTCATGCACTTCCATCAAAGGATGTGCAACAGGGTCTACTATATATTTCTTAGTTTCTGAGTCTGTTTTAAGCATATGCACAACTTCTTCAGCCTGAGCTAATTCTTTTGCACTAATTACTTTCTTTCCTTTAGAGGATACTAGAAAATTGTAATATTTAGTATAGTCATTTTTAGGGTCTTTAAACTTTTTACGAACTGTTTCTAGTCCTAACTTAAATCCTACTGCCATGTATGCAGCGTCAAAAATCTCATCAAATGGTATATTATCTGTATTAACTTCTTCATAGTCAGCCAATAGTTTACATAAATCTCCCATCATTCCTGATGGTCTGGAGATTTTCATTACTGCAAATTCTTGTTGAAACTTTTCAGGTTCTGTTATAAGACAATCTACTGCACTTCCTTTAGTAAAATACGTAGTATCTACTCTTTGAGGAGCAAGGATATGCTGCTGATATTTTTTAGGCGAAGTAGCAAATAAATTAAGTGACGAAACACTCATTACATGCTCATTCATTTTGTTACTAGGTTTTATTGCTAGTGTATCTTCGATATTATACATATTAAATTATTTGAATGTTAAATACTAATTTTCTATCATCAGAAGGTACAAAAGTTATTTGTCCAGAACTTCTGACATATTCTACACTGTCTTCGGGTATCTTACCCTTTTCTACAAGTGTATCCAGGAACCATTTGGTCCAAGGCCATTGATTATCGCAATCCCAATTTAATTTATCTGCAGGTTTATACATATCTATCCACACTCGTAAATAGCATCCTTCAGGTATATTTATCACAGGTAATTGGTCTATAAATTCTGCTAGATACTTATGCATCCATCGTGCTACTTTAGATCTTGCAGTATAATGCAAAGATCCATCATAGATACGTTGGCCATTAAGTGTCCAGTATTTAGGTTTTCCTGCTACAAGCGGGTTTGCAAGTACTCTGTTTTTATTCTCATCTACTAGATATCCTTGTGCGTCAAAATGAAGATGTCCAGATTTTATTTTTGAAATATGCTTTTTAGGCATTTTCTTATTTGTATAATCTGTTTTTTTATAATATTTAGCTCTTCTTTTTTGCGAAATAGGAATCTTGTCTTCATAATTAGGTATTACTACTTTCCATACTTTATTATTACTCATATTAATTTTTTTAATAGCTCATTAGCTTCTTCTATACTATATTTATGTATATAGTCACTAATGTCTTTGCAAGTTTTATCAGGTATAAAAATACATTTTGCATTTTGTATATAGTTATTTAATTCTTCTGCGCCTAGTTTTCCAGCATTATCATTATCGAATAAAATAACCACATTATCAAAATTCTCACTTATATTTTTAATTAATTGATGTTGAGTTTTAGTGTTCTCACTTTGAGGGGCAATTGCACTGTAACCTAAGGTATCTAAACACATTACGTCTTTTAAAGACTTTGTAATTATCAAAGTAGAATTATTAAAATTAAGCGCTTCTAGTCCCTGGATATCCTTAGAGTCAATATTGCTTAACCATTTCATATCACTTTTAAAACACAAAGGCCTATATACTTTAACATTACCGCTAGAAAATTTATAACAGAAAATGGGATTAGTTTCCCAGGCTCTTAATATTAATTTTCTATTTAGAAATATAAGTTCTGCTGCGTACACATCGTATTTGTTAAGTGTATCTAGCGTTATATTATATTTCTGCCAGTATTGTAATTCTGATTGTGTGTATTCTTTAGGTTTAAATTGAATTAAATGCTTTATAGCATCAAATTTTTTAATCTTATCGTACTCTTTCAGTTCTATTCTAGTAGCCTCTACTTCTGAGTCTGCTATGTTTAAATCTCTTGCTATAATCTTTAACCCATCTATAAAATTTACAGAAAACAAAATCATTACAAGGTCAAAACAAGAGCCTTGAGCGCCATTAAAGTCTTTAAACCTTAACAACCCCTCTCCATTATAATATAAAGCAAAAGAAGGGTTCGATTCCTTTCTTAATGGGCTTTTATATGCCTTATTAAGTTGAAAATCGAACCCTAGATAATGCCTCATTATGTAAGATTCACTAACTTGACTCAAGATCAAATCCTTTGTCAGTTTTTTAGGAACATTTATATTCCTTGAATCGTACATAATTATACTTTAAAATGGAAGTATTGCTTCGTCTGTTGCAGCAGCTTCAGTGGAAGCTTTTGCAGTGTCAGGCTCCATTTTATCATACTTAGGATTAATCTTAAGTTTAGATGTAGGGTGAGTTTCTACATTCTCGATAAATGGAGTGAAGTTTGGAAGACTACTGTAATCTTTGTAGTTCAAAACAACCTTTAACCTTAGAGACGCACTTGTGTTTGCGCTATTCATTAGGTTAATAAGATTATTACAGAACTCTTCATAAGTAGCTCCAGAAACTACGAAAGTTTCCTTTGGAATAAATTGAGTACAGATATGCTTAACTCTAATAAGCATATTGTTTACTCTACGGTTAACCGCATCTTCTTTACTTTCACCTTCTTTAGGTGTTACATATTCAGGATTGATCTCAAACTCATTATGCAAAAGTTCATTCCCTTCTGTATCTTTAAAAGCAAAGCTTAAATAAGACTTACCATTTTTATCTTGTTTTTTGGTAAGACCATTAAAGCTTACGCCTTCGTTAATTCCTACAGGAATAGCTGATGAGCCTCCTGAACTTTCTACTACTAATTTTTCGTTAATTGTATACATGATTATTATTATAATTTAATTTAAAACATATCTATCGAATCTACTGCTTCTTCTTCGTGTGCCATTTGATGCCCACCTTCTGTTTCTGGTATAGAGTGCTCTTCTTCTGCCTCTTCTACAGTTTCCCAAGTGTCTTCTTCTACTTCTGTTGTTTTAACAGCAGCAGTCTCTCCGTTAACGAGTAACTGAAAGAAAACATGGTCAGGATATGCTGTAAAAGTTGTAGGGCTCGAATCTACAAATATTTTAACAGTATCTGCAGGAGAATGCCCTAATGCATTCCTTAAGTCTCTATTATGTGGAATATTCTTAGCTATTCCTTGCTTGTTTACGGCTAAACCATCGTTATCAGGTGCAAGATAAATATAATTATGCTCATTTTCATCTTCTGCATAAGCAAATCCTATTTTATTTTTGCCTTTTGCGATGTTTAACTTAGACATAAGAGCTGGCGATAGTTTCATTGCTCCTTTGTCTTTTAAATGAATACAAAGGTCATCACCATACTTGTTCATTCTTTCTACTTTTTTACCTACTAATCTCATTCGTAATATTTATTAATTTTTGAAATTACATTATTTATATCGTTTGGGATCTTAAGATCGTCAAACATTCCTTTTGGGGTTTTACCTGTGGTGGTACCATCACTTTGTGTTATAAAATAGTGATTGATATTACCGTTAGCATCTCTTTCTACATCTGTAAAAAGAACAATAGTAAACATACCCTCCATGTTTACTTTGTCATCTACTAGCTTTCCAATAGTCTTGAACTTAAGCTTTCTATTACCTTGAAGGTCTGTAGCGGCTTCTGCATGACCGATCATCACAAAAGTGATATCATCTCGCATATTCTTACCTGCATTAGCGATTTCCCAAGCATGTAATCCAATCTCAGTAAATTTGTCAAAGCCACGTTCGTTGGCTCTACGCATAAACTCATTAGACATTACATACTGAAAGTCATCAATAATAACAGTTTTAATATGAGGCATATTAGCATCCACATGCTTAAGAGTTGCGACTATTGTAGGCGCATTATCAGTTGCTATATAGTTACCTGTTGGGTTTTCTTTTGTAAGAAGGGAATAATTCTTTTTCCATTCTCTAAAAGGCATTGGTTTCTTTGCAACATTGATAAGAAAGGTAGATTTTGCATCTAGTGTTTCAAGGCTAGTGGATTTACCACTACCAGACTCGCCTATAATTAATATTTCTTGACTCATTTATGGTTTTATTATTTGTTGATACTCTTCAATTTTATTGTGTTTTAAATTATCTAACATACTTAGTACAATACCACTTTCACCATCTCTATTCTTAATTATATGCCAATAGATCATAGCTTGTGTATTATCTAATGGATTTAAAATAGGCAATTTAGGCGGTCCATATGTTTGAAGATTAAGCATAAAAGGTTTATGACTAATAATTACATAATCAGAGCCATGAAAGACAGAATCACTACCGAATATATCCTTTTTCATAGGATAATTTTGCATAGGATTAGAAAGTCTTTCAGACTTTTCTATTTCACGATTTAGTTGGCTTAGTGCTATAAAGATACATTTTATTTTCTTCTTTAGCAACATAAACATCTTATATAATCTAGCTAATACCTCACGTTCAGAAGCACCTTGGGCACCTCTTGTAAGTAAAGTATGATCTAGCATTACAACCGTTCCATAGTATTTACCTTTTATTTTCTGCTGTTCTTTATGGAACTTCAAAATAGTATTGTAAATCTCTTCTACTGAGCCTGGGACATCTACATAATAGACATCATAGGTCTTAATATCAGTATTTACATGGACTTCGGCTTTTTTAAAATCATCGTCTGATAAATTAGAATTACCTGAATATAATTCAGTAACAGTTTTATCCATTTTAGAGGATATCTTCCTGCCTACCTGCTTAAATGCCATCATCTCAAAATTAAAAGACAGCACTGAAAAAGTTTCATATTTGTTATAATCAAAAAAACTAGTTTCAAGTTGATTGGCCATAGAAGATTTACCAGAGCCAGACATGCCAGCAATAGTAGTTATAGTTCTCCATTCAAATCCACCTGTTAGTTTAGAATTAAGTTTTCTCCAACAAGTTCTTAATGAACGAATTTTACCTTTTCTTCTTAAGTCAATATACTTTAAAGCATCATCACTTGCTTTTTGTATGTGATTGTACTCTAAGTCTTTACTATTCAATTTTTCCTCCATAATCCACAATTTTATCCCCGCCTGAGTTTTTAATATTCTCTTTGTATTTAAGTACATCTCTCCAAATTTCTTGGCTAAGCCAATTCTTTAGAGTTTTCATATAAGCCATATTACCATTATCCACATATGTTTTCACATAATATTGAATTGCTAATTGCAAATCTTGTGGAGTAGTTTGTTTGTCTTGTATGAATCTGAGATAAAGTTTTCTTATCTCTTTTGTTCCTTCTTTTAGAAAATCAGATCTTCCGTTAGAGCGAATAACCTTAGTGGGATAAGCATCTAAAAACTTGGCAAACTCTTTTTTATAGACATCATCAGATAGTGCAGTCAAATTCTGTTCACCCAGGAAAGGGTTGTCAGCTTTTTGGTCAGCGTAGCTATCTACTTGGTCTTTAATAAAGGCTTCACCATTATCAGTTGCTATCCACTTTTCATCATAGAGTGTAATATATTTATTAGCTCTTAATGCAAAGTAATCATCGTCTTTGAAAGGTCCGAATTCCTTGTTGTGTATCTTCAGTAAGTCTTCTTTGTCATACACATAACAATACAGTATAAAATACTGTGTCAAGGATACATTAGCTTCTTTCAGCGTATCCATAAAAGTTTTTCCGAAAGCGATCATTTTATCTTTTCATTTTAAATAATTATTTGGTTAACATTATTAATCCATTTTACATTATGGTCTTTAGATGTTCTTTTACGCACCCATTTAACTTCTTGGCTACCTTTAACATAAAGATTCACATATATAGAGTTTTTATTCTCTTGCACTCGCAGTGTTCTACCTTTTCTTTGAATATTATCCAAAGCTTTAGAGCTACCTGCAGTACATATTCCGAGTGAGCAATCAGGCACATTAAAGCCAGCATTTAAAGCTTTTACAGAGCTTATAACTCTTTTAGAGTTAGTATCATCTGCAAATTCCTCTAATGCTAAAACTCTTGCTTTCTTGCTTAGCTTACTATGAAATGTAATACACTCATCTCCTAATATTTCTTGAAGCCTTTCCGCAAATTGAATAGACTCACTAAATACTAGTGCTTTCCTAGTTGGAAACGTCTCTAAAATATCTTTAGCTAATGAAATTTTACCTGCAGCATTGTAACAGAGATTTTTTCTCTTTTGCATAGCCATGTAAAATATATTAGCCCATTTTGATTTTGAGCTGTCTCTAGAAGTTTTCCATTTAGAAGCATTTTTAAATGCAACTAAAGCTCCTCCTAAATTATCTACTGCTTGATTATAAATAGTATTTATTCTATTATATTCAAGGGCTTCCATAGGAGTAAAACTTATTCCTATGTTATATACTTTATGGTCAGCAATTAGTCCTAAATTGTTCGCTTTCTTTAAGTCTGTTTTCCTAACAATAGGAGCAAACGAGACCAATAATTCAAGATGAGCGTCATTTTCAGGAGGAGTAGCAGTCAAGCAGTATATTTTATCCCAAGTATTATTACTATAGAATTTTCTATACTCATGAGATAATGTAGTGTGGACTTCATCCACAACTACAATATCCCAATGATTTTTTTCTAATTTATAAGCAGATTGAATACACATAAATTCAACACGAGGAAGTAAGTTACTATATCCCCATTTTTCAAATTCATTTTGCCATTCATTATCTCGTAAATTTTCAGTAGGAACAATTATAAGAGCCTTGCCTGTAGTTTTAATACTATGTGCAATTGCCAATACACCCATTCTAGTTTTACCTAGTCCAGTTGCAGCAATAGAAGTGCCTTTATAGTTATTCTCAGCCCAAGCATTTAAATGGCTTCGTTGTTCACGATCCTTTTGGTCGTTTAAATTGAGTTCCGTCTGCATTGTTTTTATAATATTCCATTAAATATTTAGCATAATTTGTATCTATTTTTTCGTTTTTATAATAAATAACTTCTTTACCAGAGTCAATAGCATCTTTGACAACTTTGTCAAAATACTCTAACTCATCATTCCTCAACTCTATACTATGATAGAGCGAGTAAATAGATTTCATGTGTCCCATAAGATTTTAAGATTTGTAAATATAATTATTTTTCCCACTGGGTGCTAATATTAGCCTCAGCTTTTAATAGCCCTGAGGGCAATATCACAGTAGCAGCAGCTTCCATGAGTTCTGACATTTTACTACGCCATTCATCCGCATAGTCTTTGTGACATAGCGTGTCTATTTGGTCATGAACAGTCATAACCATTTTAACAGGTACATCATTTTGTTTGATGAACTCACGAATATTTATCATTGCAAGCTTAGTCATGTCAGCGCCAGTTCCTTGGATAGGAGTATTTTTAGAAGCTCGTTCTATACTGCCTAATAATTTAAAAGCGTCTTTATCCATATCATTTGCAAGATATGGAGACCAGTTTTCAAAGTGTCTTATACGCCTAATAGGGGCATAAGTCTTAATATAACCATGACTTGTACCATAATTACCAAGAGACTCTAAGAATGTACGAATAGAAGGAAACGCTTCAAAATATTTATCTATTAAGTCTGTTGCCTCAGTTTGTGAGATATTAAGAGTCCAAGATAATTTATGAGGTCCCATACCATATGCAAGACCAAAATTAATAGTCTTTACATTAGTTCTTAGCGTTTTGTGCTTAGGACAGTTACACTTTTCTTTATTAGAAAGATAAGCACAACCATCCTCTGCACTAGTAATCCACTCATCTCCGTAAACCAAATCGGCACAGACACTATGTAAATCTTGTCCTTTTTCTAGGACATCACGCCATACAGGGTCTTTTGACCCTTCAGCTATGATACACAACTCTTGCGAGCTGTAATCTGCTGAGACGAATACATAGTTTTCATCACTTGAAGCAAAGCAATTCCTAAACTTATTGTCAGCAGGAATCTGCTGCATGTTAGGAGAGTTACTTGCTACGCGACCTGTGTTTAAGATTTGATTAAACGAAGTGTGGATTGCACCATCAATACGTACATTATCTAAGAATCCTTCACCATAACTAGTAGACAGTTTCATTTTTTCTTTATAGTCGATATATTTCCCTATTAAAGGAAACTTATATCTATACTTATAAAGTTCTTTACCATTTACATTTTCAAGTGTAGGCACAAATGTTTTAAGTACAGCTAGAACTTGCATTGGGCTAGACCATTTAACATCTATTTTTCTTAAATCTTCAGTAGCTGTAAATAAATCTCCTTGAATATATCTACTAAGAAATCTTTTTAATTTAGGATTAGTTAGTATTTCATTATCAAGTTCTTTCTCTAATGTAATAGCTTGTTTACCAGAGTCTTTAGATATCTCTTTCCATTTAGCTTGGTCAATTGGAATACCATTGTATTCAATGTCTGCGAATGCAAGAGCAGCTTTATTCTCAAGATTTATAGTTTCAATAAGATCTTTAATAGTTATAATATCTTCTTGAAACTTTATTAAGTCAATTAAATATTCTACATCTTTAGCACCATAAACTATTTGAGTTTCATCGAATGGTTTACCTTCTAAGCTAATAAACTTATTACGAGTTTCTTTGTTTAGTGTAATATTTAAATATCTTTCGCATAAAGCCTTTAAAGAATATCCAGGGTTTTGTTTACCACAATGAATTACTTGCTCAGCAAGCATTGTGTCCCATATACCTTCTAATTCTATACCTCCCCATCGTTTAATCATTTTATAATCAAACTTAGAGTTGTGAAGAATCTTAATAATATTAGGATCTTCAAGTACAGCACGTAAAGGCTCAATTGATACTGCTCTAGTGTCAATTACAAATTGATGTTCTTTATCACCAATCTGAAACATTATCATTTTCTTAGTTAAAAAATCTAATCCTTCAGTTTCAGTGTCAACACCAAGATGTTTTTTACTAGAGCAATATCGAGCTACGTCTTCAATTTTACATGTTTGACAGTTTTTGTATGGTACAGCACTGTCTGGTCCTACAAAATATATCATTTGCACAGTAAATTAGAGAATACACTTTTTATATCTTCTATTTGATCCTCTCCATCTAACTCTGCTACGGGTAAATATTGCCCATCAATAAATTTAAAAAGATTTAAATGTGCAGAATCTGTAAGAGATTCAAAATTAAAAACAAGAGCTTCAACTGATAATGATCTTAGTTTTTCTGCATCTTCTATTGTCATGTTATTTTGGTCAAGATTATTGAAATCTATTCCTATTTTATCACATTCTTCTTTATCTATTTTAGTAAAATTACATTCAGAGACAAAACAACAATATTTAGAGCCAGCTAGAGCATTCATTTCTTTACAAATATTTGCAATTGCTTTTTTTTGATCAAATATTTCTACAGGAAGAGGCCCTATTTTATTTCTATTTTCCTTGGTTAGCATATACAAGGAAGGCTCGAATGTGTTATCATTTATTTTCTTAAACACACTAGCCATTACTTTTATTTGAAATTCTTTATAAGTTATCATGTTGTTAATATTAAATCTCCCAGTTTTGAGTTATGCAGGGACATTGAGTGACCATAGGTGTGCTAGTAATGCCTTATCGCCACTGGGAGATTATGAGTTTATGCAATAAAAATATCAAATCCAATAGCCAGAAATTTTATCTCTCTGACAGTTGAAGGACCACATCCTTTAATTGCTAAGAGTTTATCCGTAGTAAGCGTTGATAGTTTGCCTGGAGAATCAATATTCAAATCCATTAATATTTTTTGAGCACGTTTAGAGCAAAGATGGAGTTCTGTATCATATGCAAAAGCATCTAGCCCTGTATATTCTAACTCTTTTAATGCATTAATGGGTGGTTTTAACTCAAGAAACTCTTCTTTTAATAACATTCTTACAATCATGGCAAGAGTTCCTAATGAGCATACAACTGCTGTTATTATTAGTGCTATAGATAAATTATTCATTTACGTTTATATTATTAAGGTTATTATTAATTGATTGTTTTACATCTACTACTAGTTTTTCAACTATTGCTAAAAAAGTTTTATTTGATATACTATTAAGAGATAAATATACTTTCTTCTTCTTTGTTTTCTCTTTCTTATCTATCTTATCATTCATTTTATAAAGATTGTCTAAGAAGGCTTGAGGACTATCAAAAGAATCTGTTTGCATATCAAATGATATAGGTTTATCATCTACAGGAACATCTTTAATTATACTAATGTCTAAGTTAAATTCAAAAGGGCATTCTTTATCAAGTACATATTCTGCAACTTCAATAAGTTTATCAGAAGTTTCCTTTAACTCTTCAATTTTTTTTAGTTTGTCGCGTATAGCTTCAATGTCTTTAAGGTTTATATTAGAAGTCATCTTTATCTTCGTTTAAATATTTAATAAATTCATCTTTTTGAAATTCTACTTTAGTAGGTAAATGGCTAGACATTAGATTAGTTACTGTCTCTTTTATGTCTACCATCATTTCAAATTCTTTAAGGTAACTACCAAGCATAAACATTTCGTTTTCTCCTTTTACATTTAGAGCATCTTTAATATGCTCTATTAAATGAGATTTTTTACCTTTTGATTCATTACTTGTTTTAATATAATCAAATAATGCATTTTTAACTTCTTCTTTGAATCCGTCTCTAATACCTAAAGCATCTTCAAGTGTATCTTCATTATGGTCTATCATTTTTAAATACTTTAATAGTTATAACATTTGTAAAATTATTTTGGTAATGTTTACATACTATGCCTGTTGGTAATATAATTTCATCTATTAATACAGACGGAAATAGATAATTTATAAATTTCTTCATTATGATATAATAATTGTTCCGTAAAAAGGTAATACAATAAAAATACCCTCATTCCTTACTCCCATAATATTAGGTAGCAATTGAAATGTACGAGTAAAGTCAAAATTTAAATTAAATAGTCGTTTTGTTTTCATTTGTTCTAGGATTATTATTTTATGTTTCATTTTAGTTTAGATTTTTAAATAAAAATGAGGAGTGATGTCGCTCACTCCT